ACTGAAGTTCTTCATTTAGAACGTCGCTGCCGAGAATTTCATTAAATGACTTAGGCATGTTTATTTTCTCCCTAGGTCTTGGATAAATCGAATCATCTCTTCTTTGAGATACTTCTGTGCTTTGCGGTCATGTGGCACGTTTTGTGCTACGTCCCAAAATACGTTGCCTCTTCGGTGATTCATGATTTGCTCATAAATCGGATCCGGATAAGCGTCTGGCGCACTTGGGTTTGCAACGATATCAACTGTTACAATTTCAAATTCTGACACATTGCCAGAACCATCTACGTTGCCAGATCCACGTGAACTGACCCCTAGCTTTACACCACTTTCAAGTAGTGTTTTGCATATGTTGCCCATTGGAGTGGGCAACATTTTTAGTTTACCAATACCGTCGCTGCCACGCATATCCATGTCAACAATTGCGTGTGAAACGCGGTCGATATTAATGTTGAGATCATCAGGATGATCTGCTTCGCCAAGGACTGAGTATCCCCCGTTAATCTTTTCCTTAAGCGATTTTACAGCGCTTGTGATTTCATTAACAGGATATACACGTTGATTTTGATTACGTTTATCGCCTTGGATAAAGATGCCCTGCATGTAGAGATCCTTACCGCCCTTGCCGTCGTCGTGGCTTTCGGTGGTAATTTTCGCTGCATCAGGTGTAATTACTTCTCTAAGTGGTTTAAACATTAATCAATTTACCTTAGCTACCAATGTTAGACTTGGCTTTAACGCTAGAGTTGGATGGCTTAGAAACTTTCTTGTCCATTTTACCCTTTTGTTCTTGTGGTCCAGTTACATTCATCTTTTTAGCTGAATCGCCTTTTCCACCTTTTTCATCTGCGCCGCCTGCAAAGTTTACTGCTTTGCCTTTGTCGCTAATGTTTGGTTGGTTTTGCTTAATTGGGGATGCTTTACCGTCATCGTCGCCCTTCATAGTAACAGCGTGCTTCTTAAGCGTTGCTGCTTCTTCTAGGTCGTCTTCTTCGTAAAAGCTTTCTTCCATGTCGTCTTCGTCGTCCATTTCCATGTCGTCATCATCGCCCATGTCCATGTCGTCAAAATCGTCAGCTACGTCATCATCCATGCCTTCTTCGTCGCCCATGTCGTCGCCCATAAGATCTGCAAAAACAGCCTTAAGTTCGTCCATAGCATCTTCAACGTTCTGCATAGCGTTTTCTGCGTCGCCTTCGCCGCCCATGTCGTCACCCATTTCAGCATCCATGTCCATGTCCATTTCGCCTTCTAGGTCACCCATATCTTCGTCGTCAAACTCTTCTTCGTCGTCAAACTCTTCTTCGTCGTCGTCATCTTCGCCAAAATAGGCTTCAGTTTCAACTTCGTCTTCCATTGAGTCTAAATCGTCTTCAAAGTCGCCGCTTTCGTCGTCGTCGTGGAAACCTTCATCAAGGTCCTCGTCTTCGTCTTCGTCTAGTTCAAGATCTTCTTCAACCATTTCATCTTCTTCAGCAAGATCCGCATAAATTTCGCGGGCTGATTCGATAATGTGCTCATGTAGCATTTCGCTGGCAAGTTCTTTCTCGCCATTTACCATGTACTCTAGCACTTTTTCTAGTTTTGATTTTTTCATTATCACACTCCTAAATACCCTTCATAGGGCACTGTTCTGCATTACTTCAACTGTATTTACAAAACAAAGTGCCTTACCTTGTAAAAAGGCATGAAAAAAGGCAAAAAGTGTAATTTAATTAGGAGACCGACCAGACTAAGTAGTCTCATCACTCCCTCGGCTAGATTATATTTAATTTTCTGTCAATTACTTCAAATGCATCGTGACCATGAAGGTCACTTGCATCTTTGTATTGTCGTGCTGTCAGATGTTCTAAATATCTCAAGTCAGTTAGTCCGGGGTCAGAAACTACTGCATATACATCTGGATTAGCGACAAAGAATGCACCTAGTGCTATGTCCTTTTGTGCTGCTAGTTTAGGGTCAAGCCCTCCAGGCGATCTGCTGAATCCCATAATCCACAAAGGATCGTGCTCTATAAAGAGTTTTTGTAAGTGTTTGTCAAGGCGGCCAATGGTGTCGCCGGGTTCAGGGATAATTTCTGGATTGTCTGTTATTGCTTGTATTACCATGTCTCTATTATGGTATACCAAATCGTCTATCAGACTTGAATGATTACTTATCATGTATCCTATTGTTTCTTCTGTCATATTATTAATAACCGAAAACAGTTGTGGGACAACCGCTACAACTAATGTTTGCATTTCTTGATCTAAGTCAACAGTAGCATCACCATTGTCAGTTATAGCGAGAATATAATCTTCTACTAAGTCAGGGTGTCTGTGCTTTATTAGCACTGCTTCAATTTCAGGATCTCTTTCTTCATCCATGTTATTAATCTTGTCTTGTACTATTTCAAGGTCAGTCTTCATATTACGACGTGCTTTATTTGTTTTCTTTGTTACATTAGATGTTTGATCAGATACTGTTGAAACATACTTCATTGCTACATCTAGAGGAATTCCAGTCTGCCTTGAAAATTCTCCGTTGGTAATTGCATTGTCATTAATGTCAAACCATTCTTCATGACCGGACATGTGAACTGCACAAGCCCATTTAGCACCAGTTTTCTTTTGAAGGAAGTAAATTAATGTAACATTGTTGTCTCTAAAATATTCTTCAAAATAATCATGTTGACGTTTTGTAGTGCACCAGTCTGTGCCGCGTCCATGAAAACAGCTAGCATCTTTATCTAAAGGAACAACAATTAGCCATTCGTTAGATTCAGCAAGAGTATAACTTTTGCCTGGGTCTTTATTCTTTTTCTGTTGTGTTTTACTTTTTTGTTTGCTTTTATTAGACACAAATCTTTCAAAGTTTGCCCAACCTTGCTTGCCCCACCAGTCAATATTTCTTTCGTCGCCTTGAACTTGGTTGCGATCGACTAAATCTCTATACACAATAATCATATCTTTAACTTGCGCAAGATCAGCCTCTTGCGCAAACTTTTGTGTTACTTCTTTATAGCCTTCAAACAATCCAAATTCAACAAATCGCATTACATTTCACCGCCTTAGTTCTTTACTCTTCTGATTCTGGGCGTCCGTAGATGTATGCCACGTCATCGATTCTCTGTTTTTGCTCCAGATCTTCAATGCTTCTAGTCTTGCGCAATTTTTGCAAATGGCGCAATGTAATACGTGGTCGGCGGTGATGATCAATGCTAATTGTCATATAATTGTCATCCTGCTCTTCATAATATTCCTTTAGGAATTCTTTACTCTTCATGTCTCATCTCCCTCTGCGCCACTAATGGCTGATTCGCCTGAATCTGCTTCTGCGCCTGCATCAAATTCATCATCGCCAAGATCTTCATCAGCTTCAAAATCATCTAGGCTACCGTCACCGCCACCTTGGACGCCTACACTGCCCAAGTCGCTAAATTCATCGTTGTCAACAGATCCTTCTCGATTACCTTGGATTGGGTTCTCTTGCTTCCATAGCTTTTCGTTTTCTAGGATTTCATCCTCACTCAACTGTAGATATTTCTTGAGTGCAAAGCGCTTACTAATGTAGTCAACGCCTTCAATTTGACCGAACACGCTGGCACGGGCACCGTTAATTTCAATTTCTCTGTAGTCACTAAAGCTCTGCGGCTCAACAAAGTCCAGCTCAAATTGGCTAGAATCAATTGAATAACCACGATGCTTGAGAAACATTTTGAATTCTTTATCAAACGATGGCTGTACCATACGTTGTAGGCGCATACAATATTGTGTGAACCTGTATTCTTGAATAAACGCTGTGCCAACCCTACCATCGTTAAATGTTGCAGTGCCGTCATCTGGTCCAGTAGGTAGATAACTAGAAGGAATTCTAAGGCCCCTTGCTAGCTTGTTGTTAAAGAACTTAAGATCATCAATGTCGCCTAAGTTGTCACCACCTGGCAGTGTATCAACTTTAGATCCACGTCCTTCAGCAGTTTGTGCAAAGAAATAGTCTTCCATAATTGATAATGGATTGTATTGTGCATCCATCATGTTGCTGCCGCCACCTGTTTTACTAGGGATTCGGCGTTGGTGGATTTCGTTTTTGACGCGCTCAACGTGACTCATAGCCTGGTGTGCAGGCATATCACCTACGTCAATGTAGAAAATACGACGCTCTGGTGCTCGCTGTACACGGTAAATGATAATTGAATCTTCAAGTAGCTCTTTTTGCTTGAATGTTTTGAATACTGCGTCTAGAATTGAGTTACCAAACGGCCAACTCATGTCCATTCCATCAGTCAGTGCCATATGAATAACGTGCTT